CGATCCTTTGAATGGTTGGAGAATACCGCAGCACAATGACATGAGAAAGAAAAAACATGGATATTCCCCTCGGGTGCATCTCTCTCTTTTGGATATCTCGACTCACCCCGTGATCATTACCGGTATCAGGGTAGTGAGTTTCAATTCATCGGCTTTGATGAAGTTACCCAGTTCAAAGAAACACAATATCTTTATCTTCATTCACGGTTGCGAAGGCTTGCTGGTTCAGATATCCCTATCCGTATGAGGGCTGCCAGCAATCCCGGCGATATCGGACATGAGTGGGTAAAAGCCCGGTTTATTACTGATGAGAGCCAGGATCCTGATTGCCTGTTCATCCCTGCCTCCCTTGCCGATAATCCATATCTCGACCGCGAAACCTATGTCAAATCCTTAATGAAACTGGATCCGATTACCCGGGAACAGCTCTTAAGCGGGAATTGGGATGTGCGACCAGAGGGCGGATTATTCAAACGACAATGGCTGAAACTTACTGATGCAGTGCCAAAGAAGATGCCGCTCTGCCGGTATTGGGATAAGGCTGCAACCGAAGGCGGCGGGGATTGGACAGCAGGGGCTTTGGTAGGTATCTACGAAGGTCGAGTCTATGTACTGGATATACAACGCATCCAGGAACGCCCGGCAGGAGTTGAGGCGCTCATCTACCAGACCGCACAACTCGACGGTCAGGAAGTCATGATCCGTATGGAACAGGAACCCGGCAGTGCGGGTGTTGATGTGATTGACCATTATGCCCGGCAGGTACTTATTGGATATAATTTCAAAGGAGTGAAAAGTACCGGGTCAAAAGTCAGCCGGGCAGCGGCATTAAGTACGGCAGCGGAACAAGGCAATCTCTTAATTTTTAATCAACGATTTGCAGGAGCATTAATGGACGAACTGGTATTATTCCCGACCGAGGGAGCGCATGACGATCAGGTGGATGCAGTGAGCGGGGGATATAACGCACTGGCCTTGAGAACAAGCGGCACAATCCGGGCAACCGGGCGGACAATAGGAGTAAAAGCATGAGAATACAAGCATTTGGACGAAGTTTAAGTTTATTTGAAGGCATAGTTGATGGAATAAAGACTCGGGCAAAGGCATGGACGACTAACCCCGGTTTAGATCTTATGCAGGATCCGGCCAGGGACTTCCGGAGAATGCGAAACCTCCGCAACATCTACTTGCAAGGTGCCTACATCGCAGAGGCCGTGGACCTGTATCCGCTCTATGCCATTGGGAACGGGTATGAGCTGGAAAGTGATGATGATGCCGCCAAAGAGAAGGTCGAAGAATTCCTAACCAAAATTAATTTCTTTGATGTCATGTGGCAGCTCATGATCGATGCCGAGACCGTCCGAGATGGCATTGCGGAGATCCTGTATGGTAATGGACAGTTATCTACAACACCGGTAAACATTATTGTAAGACCGGCTGAATGCTTCAATTTCGATACTGACGTAAAAGGTGTCATCACCTCCTATACACAGATGTATGATAACCGGGGTAATAATATCCAGAAGATCCAGCTCAAACCTGAAGAGATCCTTCATTACCAATATCTTTCCCGTTCAGATTCTCCATATGGTATCAGTATTATCGAACGGGTTGTCCATGATATCAAGAGGGATACGAAGGTTATCGAGGCAACGGCAGCAGGAATCATCCTCCATGGTACCCCTAAATGGCACATCCAGGCAAACAGCCGGAAGGCGGATGCAATCCCACTCTCTGATAAAGAGTGGAAAGCATTGGAGGATGAATTCAAGGAATTCAATGCAAAAGATCAGTTTATCACTGAAGGCGATGTCCTTGTCGAGCCGAAGGATACTGCCGGTGTGCCCAACGTCCAGCTCTATTCAGATGTTACTCTTTCCCGGGTAGTTTCCGGGATGGGTGTTCCCGGAGAATTGCTCGGACTACGACAGGGCACGACCGATGCAACAGCAGTCAGCCGAATTGGGGCATTCTTCAAGAAAATTAAGAGCTGCCAGCGAGATATCGAACAGCTCTGGAATACCCGGATTATCGATAAAATTACCGGACAACCAGGTCAGGTAAAGATCAAACTGAATGAGTGCGATCCGACAGATATCTTAAAAGATGCTGAGTTCGTCAAGATAATTGCTTCCCTGAATCCACAGGACAATTTTGCGGTAATGAGCCGGAAGCAGATGCAGACCCGGTTAAATATTGATCCGGATGAATGGCTGAAAGATGAAGGAGAAGCAACCGCACAAGAGCCAGTACAACCCCCTACAACACCACCGGATCAGACCGGATTACAGAACTGGTTGAATAAACAAAATCCGAATCCCAACAATACACCTCTACCCGGGGGTCCATAAGTGGTCTCTAAATCCTCTCTCAAACTCTCCCGGTCAACTCGCACAAATCTCATGAAAGCGAAGGGTATCGAGCAGGAATATTTCTTCGCACTCCGCAACCTCTTCCAGCAATTTAACCAGCATGCGATCGCGGCTTTGGAACGTGGCAGAACATTGGAGGCCGGGCGTGTACTTGAGATCAGTCCGTTTGATCTCAACCGGATTGCGGAAAGTCTCATCCTGTTTGCCAATGCTGATATCCTCCGTTATGCCTCACAGACAATTCTTAAATACATCCCGGCAGCCTATGGAAAAGGTAGTACCTTCGCAGATACATGGCTCCTGAAAGCCGGCGTTCAAATGACCGTAGGTCCGAATGGGATCTATGACCGGAAGGTGATTAATATCCTCCTCACAAAGAACCTTACCGGATTAAAAGGCATTACCGATGAAATGAACAAAGGGATCTCGCAGAGCCTTGCGAAAGGTATCCTGAATGGAGAAGGATTCCCGGAGATGTCGCAACGGATCACCGATAAAGTTCAAGGCATTGGTATTACCCGTGCTGAATTACTCGCCCGGACAGAGGTACAGGAAGCTGCGAACCAGGCTGCAAAGACGCGGTATGAACAAGCGGGTATCGAATATGCACAATGGCTGACCGCTCACGATGACCGCGTAAGCGAACAGGATATCCCGCGGGATGGTATCATCTTTGAACTGGCACAAGGTATCGATGAAGGATTCCTGCCCGGTCAAAACTACCAGAAGAACCCGGATAAACCTGCCACAATCCCGCCTTCACACCCGAATTGCCGGTGTGCGATAATTCCGAAATCCGATGAGCAGGTTCGGGCGATGGGGCTGATCGATTGAACGATATTTTACTAAAACTCCGTAACCGGTTTCTCTACCATCTTGCCAGCAAAAACGCAATTAACGGCATAAATAACCAAGAAGAATGGGACGAAGCCGGATATGATAGTATTCTTTTCCATGCGATCATGAAGTGGCCCCTCCGGGAAATCGTGAGGATCTTGCCAGATATCCCACAGGCATGGATCGACAATCTTACCGGAAGCCGGAAACTTCTCTACCAAATCGCAAAGAAAGAGTGGTATAATAACGATGATAATAGTCAGCGAAGGGCGAAACTCTGGAAACCGTTTCTTTATTTCCTTATCCTATGGCAGAACGATGAGACTATGGAACCTGCCGACAAGCTTCTCTATGAAGTCCTGAAGCATCGGGATGAATTTTATATCAATCTCAACCGGCAGGACCCCGCGAACTGGTATATGGATACTAACCCGGCAATGAAACAACATGGCCGGGTATTGGGGTTATTCAGTGAAGATCCGGAAATCCGGTATAATACGGTAAATCAACCTTTTGGATATGATCTAATCACCACATTCCCACAGCCCACCCGGAATTTCATTTGTATCCGAAATCCTGACGGATCTCCCGGTTATCTCATTATTGACCGGTTCAGTTATTCCCTTGAAGAAGATGGAGGATTTACCTATCATGTAATGGGGAATATGACCGATCAGATCTCTGCTGCAATGCTCGCTGCGAAAGTCGAGAAGGAGCGGAAATGGTGAAGAATGTGCGTTTATTCTCCGGGATGAATTCACCGTCTGATGTTGGGAGGATATCGCCAACATCATTCCGGTTTCATGGTCCGATGAAAGCGATGTTCTACCAAGTCCTTAAACTGGTTAACCCCCCCCCAAAAGAATGGCTGGACAAACTCACCGGGAATGCAGCCATTGACCGGGATATCTATTATGAATATCTCGATTATGAGAAACAGGAATGGCGCCGGGATGTTCTTACAAAGGTTATCCCGATGATCCTCTGCCTTGAGGACGATGTCAATTACAAAGAGGTCCTTGAGTTTTTCAGATATCGTCAGTTCCAGGAATACGAGAAAAGGAAATTCAAGTTTATCCCGGAACACGTATATCCGCGGTGCTGGTATCAGGACCAGCGACCCTATCGAACAATACCGACAAAGGATGAAATCTTGTTTCTCAATTATGAGATGAAAGATAAAATGCGGGTGGAAGATGGTAGCTAAAAAGAAACCAGATTCGGAAAAATCTGTAATAATATCTGAGGAACCTATCCCCCCCATGGCTGCCCCCGAATCCACTCCATTGGAAAGACTGGAAGCTGCTGAGATACAATTAACGCTCATGAAAGATGCACTCAATTATCTCTACCAGCAACATTACCGGAAGGATGCCCTTTGACCTTCAAAAAACCTTTCCCACCGGCGGCGGTAATTTGGATCGAGCGCCGGATGGATGAACCGAACCGTATACTCGCATGGCAGGTATGGGAATATTTTGGATATGAATGTTCAGAGAGTGGGATAAGTAAATTGAAACGAAAAATCCGGAAAAAGAACGAATCTAACTTAAAAATAGTTTTATCTTCTGCCGGATGCATTTCCGGATAAATCCTTTATTCTCGTCACGAAGCCGCTCTTTTAGTACTTCGATAACAGTATTCTCACCAGTCATAAACCGTTTTCGGGTGATTCTCCCGACTTTCTGCATATACATTATTACCTGTAAGCATATTTTTCCCCATGCTTATATACCTTTTGCGAATCTATATTATTATGCCCGAACAGGGTAATCCCAATTTTCTCCCTGATACACTCAACAACACCGGAGGTAAGCAAGCTCCTGCCGGTTCTCTTCAACATATCAGGGCACTTGCTATGCCTTTCCTTAAAGGCCAGATGATCACCGAAGCCGATGGCAGTCTTCTGATCAAAGATGTGCCAATGCTGGCCGAGGGAACCTGGATTGATAGTGCACAACGCACTCCGCTCCGTTATACGGCGAAATCACTGGAAGCATCGATCGGGAACTGGCTCGATAATTCCGGCTGGTCCCGTCATCTTGGTGGAGTACCCCGGGATGTTACTGATAAAGTATCTGAGGCCGTAAACCCGCACTATGGGCAGTTCACCGATAAAGAAGGTAAAACCCATAATGGGATGCTTTCCGATGTGCGGGTATATCCCTTCACCCAAAAACAGCGGGATATGCAGGAGATGATCCGGCATAACCTGATCTCTTTTGTCTCGATGGAACATGGTGGGGATGAAGTATATAATCCGGTTACTCGTGAGAACGAATCCGGGACTCTCTACTATACCGGCTTTGCATTCGTCAATAAAGGCGCCTGTAAAGTCTGCCGGTTGAACGAGGCGGAGCTGGAGCACTATCCCTGGGACCAGTGCATCGAAGACCAGATGAAAAAGGGCTATGATAAAGAGACTGCGGCGAAAATCTGCGGCTCGATCAAGGCCCGGAATAATTCAGAGGAACTTATGGAAAACAAGGAACTTGAAGCAGCGATCACCGCTGCGGTAACGGCAGCGACCGCACCACTCATGAAGGAGCTGGAAGCGGTCAAGGCACAGAAACCGGCCGAGGTCAAGGTTGAGATCCCGAAAGAGCTCTCCGAAGCGATCGGGAAGGTCAAGGAACTCTCTGAGACCAATACCAAGCTGGAAGCACGGCTGAAGGCACTGGAAGAGACCGGCGTATCAAAGACCAGCGCCGGGGCACAGACCAAGGAACTCGCAGAGCTCCCGGAATACTTCGCGAATGTGGACCGGAAGACCGGCACCATAGGAGCCTGAAATGACCGCAACTACACCAACCGCATTCGATCCAAAACCCCGTAGACTTGGAGTTGTCGGGACCTTCACGGCCGCGTCTGCAATCCTTGCAGGTCAGATTGTTGCATTCGCAGCATCCGGAGTCAGCAGGACCGTAGCACCCGCAACCTCATCCCTCGGATCGCCCGTCGGTGTTGCAGCATTCACACAGGCGACTGTTGGCGGATCAGTAACCGTTTACGGGAACGGTTGTGAAGTGCTCTTGGAACTCGACACGGATAACGGCACCGCAGATGCTGGTGACTGGCTTGGCGTCTCAACTGTTGCTGGCATGGCATGTGTTCAAGATGGGGCAATCGCGGCACACACTACAGAAGGCGTCGGTCTGTTTCCCATCGGACAAGCACAGGTAGATATCGCAGCCGGAGCCGCCACGGTTGGCGGGAAAGGCTATGTGCTTTTGAATATGGTCCCAATCTGGACGGCGGTGAGCTAATCATGACACAACTCTTAATCAGGGCACTTGAAGCCGCACATGCCGGACCGGCAGAGAAAAAGGTATTGCAGGAGAAAATCATTGGCCGGGATCTCGCTGCCTTTGAAAATAAATTCAAACAGAGGTATATGATTACCGGGGAAGACGGGAAGAAATACCAGGCTCGGGAATTGCTCCTTTCAGAAGCGATCGAGAGCGGTACTCTAATCCAGACCGAAATACGGAGAACCGTAATGGAAGGATCAGAACCCGCCCGTTGTTTCCGGAATGCAATACCAATTATCCCCATGAGCGGGAATACCATGCAGATCAATATCGGAGAGACCGGATCTTATTCGCCGATTGTTGCGGAGGGTGCCGAGATCCCGATGAACAACCAGGTATATACCGCTCGCACCTGGACCGCCAAGAAACTAGGCGAACGCCCCGTCATCACCAAAGAGATGATCCGGGATTCTCTCTTCAGTGTTGTTGAACTTGAGACCCGGAAAGCAGGTATGAGGCTTGAGAATTCCCTCAATCAGTGGATGCTCTCGGTCCTGCTCGACAATACCGGGAATAACTATGATATCGGCGCAGCAGCCGGTGTTATCGGTGGCATTTCCGCAGTCATCAAAGCACGGCAGGAAAACCTCATCGATGGGTATATCTCGGATACCGTCGTGATGCATCCCGCCTGTTCTTCGTACCTGTTCAAGGACTTTGTTCCCGGGTATACCCCGCAGGCACAGGATTATGTCAACAGGGGCGTTCTCCCGAGTGTCATGGGTTGCCAGATATATGAATGCGGAGTCGATGTTTCTTCCACCTCCTCACCCTTCAAAGTCGCCGGAGCTGGAAGTGATTGGTCTGGTCCAACCAATGATAAGATCGGCGGGATTGTCTTTGACAGTAAGAGTGCCGGTGCAATCGGTATGAGGCAGGATGTTGAGATCGAAGAGATGCGGGACCCAATCCGTGATCTCGATAACTTCTGCATGACCATGCGGGTTGCCTGCCAGTATGGTGTGGCAAACTCAATCTGCACCATCCAATACGGCGGAGCATAAGCCTTGAGGGAGGCAATCCCTCATGGTTTTAAGCACCCATAACAGCGGCAAATATCTCACACGGATATACGAACGAGATAAAAATGCGGGAGAGCTGGATAGTTCCAACCTTACCGCAACCCAAAAAACCTTTTTGGATATCCAGGATGGAGAAGGACAGATCAGGATCGATGCCGAACGATTGAGGAGAAAGACCGATGGCTTACTGCAAGACTTCTGATGTTTATCTGGAGGCTGGTACCGCAGTGGGTACGATTACCGATTCCGATATCAGTAATCTGATCAAGCGGTCAGATACCGAGATCACCGATCTCCTCACGCAGAAAGGGGTGGCAGCTCCCACTAATGCAACCCAACTCAAAACTGCCTCAATCTGCCTGACAATTGCCAAGATCAAGCGGAGACAGTCGCAGGAACTTTCCCGTCCAAATTCTCTCTCTATCGGAGGCGATATCTCTTTCTCAACCTCCCCGGAAACTGAAGCCCAGGCGCTTGAGAAACGAGCGTATGATGCGATTATGCAGTATATCAATTCCGTGAACGGCACCGGCATCCGGGTATCCCGAGTAAGGACGAGGTGCCATTAATGGTTCTGCCTTCGGTGTTCCTGATCCATACCTGCTCAATTGTAAGCCGAATGAACCAGAACATCAAGCATATGGGAATTGCATCAGTCACCGGTACCTTTACAATCGGAGAAACTATCACCGGAGGTACCTCCCATGCAACTGGTACGGTTTATGCAGTGACTTCAACGTATCTGCAATACCAAGTCGTTTCTGGTGTATTCATAATCCGTGAGACAATTGCCGGGACTTCTGCATCAGCCACCAGCAACACCACTCCGACAAATGCCCTCTTACAGGGTGTACCTATTGTTGTGGCAACAACACAGACTGCCGTAAAATGCCGGTTCGTCGCTCCTTCATCATCGAAGGTAAACCTCGAAAGCGGGGAACACTTCCAGAACCTCACACGGATCTTATTCCCCGCCGGTACGATCGTGTATGAAGGCGATGAGATTACCGGTGATGATATCGGGTTCACCCGGAAGTACCGGGCAAAGACTCCGAAACAGGTCTATGAGGCAACTATAAAAACGGTATCCCATATCTCTGTTGAGGTTGAGGTGACCAATTAAATGGAAGTCGATGTTCTCTGGGTAATCGGGTTCTCATTGCCCTGTATCGGCCTTTTGGTGGAGCACTTCCATTACCAGGCATTATTACAGGAACGCCTGACCCGGATTGAGACCAAAATTGATCCCTTCTGGAAACTGCTTGAGAACAACCTCCCGGCGATGTTGCTGAGAGGTAACCCGATCGCTCTGGATTCCCCGCTCGCAAAATTACTCGAGAAACAACAGGCAGGCACCATCTCTCAGGGAGAAGTCTGCAATCTTATCGACCAGCTCCAGAAAGAGATGAAGAAAGACGAACATTCCATGGAAGAAAATCTCATGATGTTATTAATGGTTGCGGCACTCAGGGCGAAAGTCGCGGGAGTAAATTAAGTGGATATCTTCGATTGGATGAACTTCGGGATTATCCTGATCGGTGTCATTGTCGTTTACTGTGCATTCCGCCTGACCCTCGTACTTAACCGGACCTTCCCGAATATCATCTGGTGGATATTCCCCCTACTCATGATATGGGCATGGATAAATCGGGTAATGGTGTTCTGGTTCGCATTTAAAGGGTATGAGGGGATCGATATAATCGCCTCTCTTAACATCATCTGGTGGGTCGGTATAGCAATCGGGATTCATAAATTCCGGGTGGCAGCGGAGAGTATCTTACCAAAATGCCAGGGGCAACCATGACCGATGTTGCCTCAATACAGATTGAAGGATTGGATCGGGTACTTGCCCGGCTGGAGAAGATCGGAAAAATCCCTCAGGAGGAACTCGCAAAAGTCGGGAAATCCGGCATGGAAATCTATGTCGAAGGCCCGGCAAAGGAGAAATGCCCAGTTGATGAAGGACGATTAAGAGGATCTATCGTAACCATCACCGAAAACGATAGTGTCAAGACTGGCACAAATGTCAATTATGGCCGGTATATCGAGTTCGGTACGGGTATCTATGCTGAAGGCGGACGAGGCCGGCAGACACCATGGGTTTACCTGTATTCCGGGCATAAAGGTCGAGCCGGGTTCCGGACCACACGAGGAGCACATGCACAACCATTCCTGCGACCGGCATGGGATAACGGAAAGAAAAAAGTAATTGAGCATATCCGGAACGAGCTTCGGAAGGCGGTACAGGTATGAGTCACATTGCGACCGTAATACTGGAGATCCTGAAAGTCAATGCCGGAGTGATTGCGATTATCGGTGACCGGATTTACCCGGACGGCCTCCCGTATACCAGCGATAATCCGCCGACTCTCCCGGCATTAGTAATCGTTCATGTAAGTGGCACCCCGGACAATGAAGTCTCTGACTTTTCTATTGATCGTGTCCAGGTCTCATGCTTCAGCAATCCGCAGGAAGTTAATGGGGTGGCATCCCCGCTGGAAGTGGAACAGCTCGCGCAGGCTGTGAAAGATGCACTGCATATCCCCGACCTGAAGAAATCCCCCTTGTCGCAGACAGTAAGCGGGGTATCGCACCATATCTTCCAGATCAGAATGACAGGAGAACGCAGGTACCGTGAATCCGGAACAGGTTTCTATCATAAACCACTGGATTTCATGGTTAGTTACAGGAAGGACTAAAAAAATGACTGATGATATCACATCACCCCAGATCCCCCAGGGATCAGAAGTCCGCTGGTATGCCGGTGGGACTTACACGACAGAATCGCATACCGTGACCACACCGGAAGCCTCCGCAGGCGGGTTTGCTCTCGCAGCAGCAGCCAAAGCCGATTACGGTTCAGTATGGGCCTGCAAAGTTGTCGGGGATGTAAGAACTCCTCTTGCAGTATCCGAGAAAGTATCTGCATCGGTATGGGCCACAGAAACAACCGGCACCAATTTCGTTTCATATGCCGGTATTACCTTGTCAGATGTCATTGAACTGGCATATGTCGAGGTTACGACCGTACTTACCCACATTGCAACATGCCAGGATGTTGCGTTCACGGGTGCTGCCGATACCAGTTCGGTGAGTGTTCATGGACAGGCAAGCAAGATCCAGACTACCGGCGCGATTGAGAATAAATGCACATTGAACCAGCTTGCATATACTCTTGATTTCGTCTCGAAAGTCTATGGCGATCTTGTCGATACGGTGAATACCACAACCCCGATGAAGAAGTTTTCCAACAAGACCCATGCATTCAGAACAGTCGGGTGTCTTGTTGGGAAACGACGTAGCGCGACCAGCACCATTATCCGGAAATGGTTCCTGATGAACGCACAGGGAACGAATGCAAATCACAACTTTCCGACAACCGCGAAGTATAACGACTCATTCACATTCCAGCTCTCGCATTACATGGATGTGATCCTGGAGTGAAGAACCAGGTAGAGAACGAAGAGCTAACGCAGCGGTTCCGGAAACAGTTTGCACCGGTAGAGAATGAAAAAAGTGAACCGGGAGAACAGACTGACCAGTCCTCCACTCTCACTCTTGATCAACCATATCAGATACGGTTCGACCGGGCAGACATCAAAGCCATTGAGAACACTCTCGGCATTGGATACTCCGCATTCATCCGCCCGGGTATTCTCGGCAGCCTGACCGCAACAGAGGTTTATCTCTGGAGAGGGTTGCGGGAAGAGAATGAAAAAGGCGAACTGGTCCATGTCTTCCCACTCAATGAAGCTGGCAAAGAGCAGGCCGGTGATCTTCTCTGGTCATTCAAGAACGGCGATAATATGGGGATCCTGACAAACCAGATTGTTGAGGGATTCATTGCCGCCGGTCTCTTCACCCGGAAAAAGCAGGAAGAAAAGGTACCGGAAGACGCACCAAAAAACTGAAAGACCTGATGGCAGTCCTCGAACCGGCGGCCATCAGGTGCGGGTTATTGCCCGGGGAACTGTGGGGGATGACACCTGCAGAGATGATGGCGGTAATCCATGGAAGAGCAAAGGACCGTGAAGATAAGGAGAAGTTTATGGATTTATTGAACGGCCAGAATATTGCGTTTAATTTCCAGTTACAGGTTCCCAAATCTCACCCAAAACCATCAGATTTTATGATCACGCAAAGGGGGATAAAACATGCCTGATGATATCGAGGATATGTGGGTACGGATCCGGTACAGTGACGAGCTCACCGGGAAGATAGGAGAGACCACTCAGGCACTCACTACCTGGAGAGATTCAACAAATAAGAGTACTCTTGATCTAAGCCGGTGGGGTGCTGCTATTGCTGCTGATGTTGCTCCAATTGCAGCTATTGGTGCTGCAATGTATACCGCTGCAACGAATGCCGGTAATTTCGGCCATGCGATAGAAGAATCATCCCGCCAATTAGGACTATCAACCGATCAGTTCCAGCAGTGGAGTCATGTTGCCATTGCTTCAGGATCCGATGCTGATGCTTTCACGTGGGCAGTCCGGATGATGTCCTCCCGGATGAAAGACGCAGCAGATACTAGTACCGATCTTGGTAAATATATGCAAATTCTCGGCGTCAGTGTCAAAAACCCGAATGGCACATTCCGGGATATGAATGATGTTCTGCTCGATCTTATCCCGGCGATTAGCGCTCTTCCCGACGGTTTCGATAAGAATCAGGCATCTCTCGTGATATTCGGCCGGTCCTGGACGCAAATAGCACCACTGCTCAAACTGAGCCGGGAAGAAATCGAAAAGCTGATTGCACAGGCACCGATAATCGATTCCGATAAAATTTCGGCTATGGATGAATTCCATACAAAACTTGCCCTTTTAAATGAGAATTGGGGGAGATTTTATGCCGAAGTCGGGACTGAAGTAATTCCCATCCTGGAAGATCTTCTTGGAGTATTGGGTGATAGTGGCTGGTCAAAAAACGAATTCCTTAATTTTCTTCAGAATGCCTCATTCGGGGTCCATACATTCATCACCGGTCTCAAACTTTTGTGGCTTGAGGGTGCCCGGACCCGGGGGGTTTTCGGAGGCGGTCCGGAAGCGGAAGCCGAATACCAGAAAGTATTCCAACAAATAATCGATGAAGGAGCGAAACAGGAAGCTACTTCGAGAGGAGAATCACCAAAAATCAACGATATCCTTACAAAGATAAACAGTGGCGGAACTGTAACTGCATCCGAACGGGCATGGGTAAAGACTAATGAACCTGCACTTTATGCAAGACTCCCGGCAGTAGCTCCGTCTATACCCCCCACAATCGCACAGGACCAGACACAGGAAGAGAAGGACCGGTTAACCGATTTGATATCTTCCTGGAAAGAGTATCAGGATCAGCTCAAGAAAGTCGGGGATGAGACCAAGAACCTCGCAGATATTAACAAGAATTTCGCCCGGGATTTATCTACTCTAAATCCTTTTGATGTTGCAGGTGCCCGGAACCTCATCATCCGGCATAAGTTCGACGTCCAAGATCAGGAAGCCAAGATAGCCGAATCTGTCCAGGGCATCACCGCACCGGCCATCGAGTACAATGCAATCCAGTCCGGGATCCCTTTGGATAAGATCCCCGGAACTCCGCAATATACCGAAGCACAAGCCAAGACTTCCGGGCAACTCACGGCCGGTACTCTTCCAACAGGAACGACAACGAAATCCGGGGACCTCATCATCAACATCGACGGCAAGCAGATTGCAAAGATCCCGGGAGTCGTGACGGTACCAGCCAGCAAGATGAACCTGACGCAGCGAGGTGTGAGGATCGGATAATGGCGGATACTTTTGATAACACCACTATCCCAACCGGGGGCATCCTCAAAGAGATGATCCTCGGATCTTCCGGTGCCACTGCTTACGAGGCTGAGATCGTCTGCCGGTCAAAAACCCACAGTGATTATACAACTCTCGCAGCGAAGGCCGGGTATATTGAGAAGAAACTCCTGATTTCCGGCAAGACCCACATAAAAACCAACGGCGGCACCAAAGGAACTCTCGTCCTGAATGGTGTCACCTATACCAATTGTTATATCGAGAGCATCAGCAATGCCGAGATCCCGGGCAGCCAGCTCGGGACCTGGGAATTCACCATCAGTTTTGTGAGAGACACATCATGACGATTACCCATTTCAACCCTGAAATAACCCTGAACAGCGATGAGACCAACAAATTTAATGGAGTGTGATCATGGCAATTACCGCAGCAAACCTGAAATTCTACCAGTCAACAACCTGGTCGGATGCCGCCGGCAACGGTGGCGATATCTCGGCTTCCGAGATCACCAGTGCATCGAGTCAGAACATCTTCCCGAACATCACGGATGCAGAACGGACATCCGGTGTAACCAAATACAAGAAGATCTTCCTGAAGAACCTGAACACGGACGCATACAACAACGTCCACGCATGGATCTACGCAAACACCCCGGATACCCAGACCGCAGTCACCATTGTGGCGGGTGGGAAGGTATCCACGCAGGGAACCGATACCGCAGTGGGCACCCTCACGTTCACCTTTGCAGCATCCACCAGCGTTATCGCGTCCGCTGACTGTCACCAGTACCTCGC